CATCATAGGCGATGCAACGACCACGGGATCAGTCGCCAGTTACATGAGCACATACAACAGGGAGAAAACCATCAACGATCAGATTGTTGCACAGGCAGAGCAGGATGCACCAAAGGCAGGATTCAATTACAAGCAATACTATGTTGCACCAATTGATGAAAGAGGCAATATTAGGACAGAAAATGTGAACACAGAAGCACAGAGGGCCAGCAGTGATAACACAGTCAATGCTACAATAGACACACCAGCAAGTTCACACTACGGATTCTACTTAGACGGAGACGGTGTTGCACCAAATGGAAATCCGGCAGGATTTGGTATCACATTCCCAACGTCTGGTGTTGACCAAGGAGATTATTTCTTGAGGACAGATTTCTTGCCCAACAGATTGTTCAGGTACGACGGAGTCAGATGGATCAAAATCGAGGACAGTGTTAGAATAACTACAACTAACAATGATTCTAGAGGAAACTACAAAACAAGTTTCGTCAACAATGCCACAGAATCAACAATAAACGGATTAACAGTTAAACAGAGGCAGTCTTTGACAGATGCACTGAAACCAAAGGCTGACAATTAAGAATGCTACACTTTTACGAAGGACAGGTTAGAAAGTTTCTCACTCAATTCATTAGGATCTTGAGTAACTTTTCTGTGGAGACGGGCAAAGGCAGTGATGGTTCTGTACAACTAAGGGCAGTGCCGGTGGTGTACGGAGATCCAACAAGACAGGTCGCAAACATCATCAGGAACAATTCAGAGAACGCACTACAGTACGCACCTAGGATTGCGGCGTATGTGAGAGAATTAAACTATGACAGGGACAGGATGCAGAATCCTTATCATATAGAGAAACAGCATTTGAGAGAAAGAGGCATAGACGCAGACGGCAACTACACCAATGAGATGGGTGCAGGATACACAGTCGAGAAAGTCATGCCATCTCCTTTTAGGTTAGAAGTGTCAGCGGATATTTGGAGTTCCAACACAGATCAAAAATTACAGATTATGGAACAGATATTGTATCTGTTTAACCCAGACTTTGAGATACAGAAAACAGACAACTACATTGATTGGACAAGTTTAAGTTATGTTGAGTTGACAGGAACTACTTTTAGTTCAAGGACTATCCCTGTTGGTGCGGATTCAGAGATAGATGTTGCAACACTGACATTCTCTATGCCCATATGGTTATCACCACCAGCGAAAGTCAAGAAACTAGGTGTTGTACAAAAGATCATCATGAGTATATACGACGACGATGGTGGCATAGCCAAAGGATTGATAGACGGAGAACTTACTTCAAGGAGTTACATCACGCCAAACAACTTTGGATTGTTGGTCACGGGCAATCAACTACGATTACTAGGATCAACGGGTACAAATGTCAAGTCGGGTGGCGATGGTTTCCAGACAGGAGCGAACGAGCCCAACAACTATGATCCATTTGAAACATTCGGTCCAGCAGTGAACTGGAAAGTGTTACTGGATCAGTATGGCAAGGTCACAAACGGCACATCACAGATTAGACTGACACAACCAAACGGAAACGAGATCATCGGAACCATAGCAACGTCAACGCTGGATGACACTATTTTATTGTACACAATCGACGGCGACACAATACCAAGCAACACGCTGACAGCGGTCAAGAAGATAATAAATCCTGCAACATTTGATCCAGGTACACCTGTCAATGGTGACAGGTACTTGATCATCAATGATGTGGGAGATAGCACGGCCAGTTTCCAAAGCCAAACCTGGGGGACTTTGATCGCCAATGTGGGTGACATTATTGAATACAACTCGTCCCAGAGTAAATGGTTAAAGGTGTTTGATGCTTCCAATCCAGACAGCACACTGCACTATGTTACCAATCTCAACACAGGCATTCAGTACAGGTTCAACGGCACGGAATGGGTCAAATCATACGAGGGCGTTTACACACAAGGTAACTGGAGCATAGTGCTGGACGGCGGGGCAGATCCAGGATACAACTCAAGCCTTGACGCCACAACCCCATAGTTGTTATAATATAGCATGAAAGAAAACATAGTCTGTTCGGGTGCCCTGTTCTATGCAACAAGCACCAAACGTTTCCTGTTCCTACAGAGAACTGATCAGAAAACACAAGGCATGTGGGGATTGGTTGGCGGTAAGAGCAAATTCACGGAGAGTGCTTTCGAAGGACTGAAGCGTGAGATCGAGGAAGAAACAGGCAGTCTACCCAAGTTCAAGAAGGTGATACCCTTGGAGATGTTCACGTCAAACGATCAGAAGTTCTTCTTCCACACATATCTGATAGCGATCGAATCAGAATTCATACCTAAATTGAACACGGAACACTCCGGCTACTGCTGGACGGCGTTCGAGTGCTGGCCCAAGAACCTGCACATGGGTCTGAGGAACACACTCAACAATAAAAGTATAAAAGGTAAGTTACAGACGATATTGGATCTTATAGTCTAGATGCCGTGGAACCTACGTTCCGCTTGGAAATTCCTGTCAACATCGCCGGCACTCAAGGCACGATTGTAAGTTCTTATGGTTGATATCCTGCCCGTCCACCAGTTCTGTGTACCAACGTCGGTGGTACCACGCCTCGCTATCCACAGGTCATATGAGTTGGAGATGTCCCCCGTTATGGTCAGTGCCCTCGTGGTACTCTGCTGGCCATTGAGATATCCGGTCATCGTGTCATTGGTGTGATCGAACACCGCCGCGAAGTGATTCCAGGCGTCCGTGGTGAAGCCAGTGATGCTGGTACCTTGACCGGTGCCGCCATTATACACGGCTATGTTCATGCTGTTCGATGCCCTTAGCCAGCGGCAAACGTATGGGTAGCCCGGTCCGTTGTTGGCCCATTTCTCTATCACGTCATTGTCAGCGTTGGATGTGGTGTTCTGCGTGGAATCTGGATACACCCATGCCTCTATGGTGTAGTCGTTTGATATGGTGAAGTCCGTGACACCGCTCACGTCAGGACAGTTGCACGAGTCATTGGTGCCGTCAAATGCGAAGTAACCCACGCCGCCACCGTCCTGGTTGCCCGCGGTGTGTGTGGCACCCGTTATCGTGGCGTTGGCGTTGGCCTCGAGGTCGGTCCACGTAGAACCAGAACCACTGTAACTGTTGGAGTCAGCGGCATCCAGTTCCAGTTGCCTGTTGGTGGTTGTTATCACAGGTTCGTAAGTGAGAATGGAGTTGAAGCCAGGCATTATGCATAGTTCCTTGCTATGTTGCCCAGGAAGTTCGTGCCATCGTTGAATATTGAAACGACATCTATGTCATTGGCACCTGTGCTTAACACACTGGATCCCGAAGGGAATTTCACAGCCGCGGATCCGTCAGTGCCGAAAGTGGCGGTCCTAGATCCTGTGCCGTCCTGTGTGATTATGATAGAACAAGTACCGCCCGTTGGCAGGTTGGTGATGTTGAATTCCGTGTTCGTGCCCAGTGTCACAGTGTGTACCCTGGCTGTGGCGCAGTTGACTGTTATAGTGCTTGATGATGTCAGTGCGTTCACACGTTCATTGAATCCTGCGTTAAAGGTGACTGTGCTGTTGTGCTGTGACGGTCCATCGACTTCTATACCGTCGTTGATCTGTATAACTGATGAATCATCAGATTTCAATCTGTTTAACACAACAGATCCCGTGCCCTGTGGATCCAGCAGTATGTCAGCGTTGGATCCCGGTGACCTTATGGTGTCCGCCAGTATCGCACTGGTGAATGTTTTAGATCCCGATATCGTCTGCTGTGTGTTGGTTGTCACGGTGTTGGCCGCACTCCTTGCCAGGTGCACCCTGTATGCGTTCACAGTCGTGGAACCACCTGACGTGGATGCACAGTTCAATGTTGCTGTACCTCCCGAGAACGTTCCGGTAAATGACAGTTGTGAAGTTCCCTTTGAACTCACGTAAGGTCCTTGTGACACGAAAGCGTCTGTCCCGTCGTTCAACATGTTCACGAGTTGTATGCTGGAAGCACCCTCCGAGCTGTTGTGCCCCACCACCACGTACCAGGCCGCGTTGTAGTCGTCCGAGCTCATGGTGT